TTCTGCTACGGCCTTCTGTGCGTATCCTGAGCCGTATCTGCCTGACATTTGCGCTGGGTTCAAAGCCGCCGCAATCGTTGGCTGTAAAGCCTGTTGGAACAGCGGGTTAGTGCCTGTCAGGTTTTGCATAACCGCCTGCTGTACGGCTGGTATCATTGGTGAGCCAGCGGCGGCCTGTGAGCGATAGCCAGACAAGGCCATCTGTGTCTCAGGGCTGAAACCAACCACAGTGCTTTTTGGGTAATACTGAGGCCGTGCTGACTGATATAAGTCTTGCGCCTCTTGCATACCATACTGCAAGAATGGCTCTGCAAACTTGCTTGGCGCTGTTGTCTGCGTAATTGTTCTCTGTGAACCGCCGCCTTTACTCATTTTACAAATCCTTTACCAATACGGTTGCTGTGGGCTTGTAATCTCTAAGCTGTCTTTCCCAGCCCTTGCGCCCGATTATCTCCATTGAATCGCATCCACGCTCTCTTGCCCAAATGCAGATATCCTTCTCGGCCTCTATAAGCTCTTCCATATCTCCGCCAGCTAGCCATATCCGGCAGGTAGCACGTTGCGGGTAATCAACTATCTCAACCACTATAGCAGATTTCTCCAAAGGAAAAAATGCCGCCTGCTTATTCGTTACAGCCTGCCACACATCCTGTAGCGTGTGGCTGTGGCCTGCATATTCTAGCGCCGCTACAATGTAGTCAGCGCATCTCTCAAATTCATCAGCCGATGATGACATAGCCGACTGTGGTGCTGTGACCATTGTTTTTCTGTCCTATCACAAAAGAGCCGTTGTTCTTTGTCTTTATATATGGTTCGTGGTTATAATAATTAGTGCTGTGAGGCTCAATAAGTATAACGCTTTCCTTGCCTGCCCGTGGGTCTGTCACAGTTATATCAGCACCCCCAGAGGGCATTGTAAACTCACCCGTGCAGTTCAGCTTGCCGTTCATTGCGCCATTTAGTATTTCGGCGATTTCTCTGACCGTGGCTAAAACGGGGTTCAGGATGCGAAAGTTTACCGTTGCCATTACCTGCGCCCCACCTGAGATGCCTCAACATCAAAGCCCTGAGCAAACTGAAAGAACTGGTCAAACTCAAACTTAAACCTGTGATACCTGCCATCAGCCCTAAACTCAGCGTACCCATTACCGCCAGCCGGACTAAAGGCTGTAAATGTCGGGGGTGGGTTACCTATCATTGCATTTCGCGTCCCAACATAGCAGAAGTTTTCTTGCCCCTCATAATAAGGATAGACGCGGGTAACAACCGAGTGCATACCCTTGTGCAAGTTCATCTCACCCGTGACAATCTCTGGTACTAGAGAATTGCCAGTAAAGGAGTGCAGTTTGTTGCCAACTGCCGCACCGAAGAAGAACTCACCACCGCGCAAAGATGGGCTGTCTAGCTGAATGGACAGAGCGTCCACAGTAGCCGCCAAGCTGTCCAAATCGTCAACCGTATAGCCTGACGTAAATAGCGGGGCTACAAGGTCGGTAGTTATCCTAACAAGTGACCAGCGGTTCAGGCTGTAGTTGTAAATCAGCAGGCTATCTGGAACGCCAGCCGCACTTGCCTGTGATGGGTATGACCAAACAGCTATCTGGTTCAACGGGTCAACGCTTGCAGATACTTCGTTCCTGTAAGAGCTATTAAAGTCAGCCTCAAAGAACTTATCTACCTTCTCGTTGCCAATAGGCGTGGACTTCTGACCGTCAAACACATGGAAGCCATTATCGGCTAGGTAGAATGTCATGTGACCATAGTTACAAACAGTGCCAGCCAACCGACAGCCGCGAACATTCTCAACCCTGTCGAACTGAAACACCAGCGGCAGGCCTGTATAGGTGGCGCGGAAGATAGCTCTCTCGCAAAGAATGGTAGCGTATTCGCCGCCAACTAAGCCAGTAATCTGACCTGCATCTGGCAAGTCCTGAAAGTCCGACTGGTCTGTTCCGGCAGTCCAGCTATCATAATCGCTAAAGCCTGACCACTTTACCCGCATTGGCTTCCGGCCTGAGCCTTCATCTATATTAGCCGTCCACACGAAGTCCCGCACCACAGCAAGAAAGTCTGCCTTCGGAGCATTAGGGACATCCGCCCAAGCTGAAGATGAATTTACATCCCAATACTGCAATGTCTCTCCGACACCGCCTGCGGCAATAGCCGTATCGCCAAACTGCACAAACCGCCAATGTTCCGCACCTGTTAGCGAATAACCGCCAGCCTTGCTAACGTCATCCAGATTGTTTGTGCCTGTGTTGTACTTGTACAGCTTGCCACTATCACCCGCAAACAGCGTCACATCGCCATCATCATCCTTTACGGCGAAGATGCCGCGAATGGTATTATCTGCGGCGTTGCTAATAGCTACAGTGTCCCGAAACCCGCGATATCCAGATGCCGCTGGTATTACGTTGGTAGCTGTAATCAAGCCCTGATTCATGTGGTCTGGCTGGTCAGGTAGCCACTCTCCGAAAGGTATCATACGTTCACCCATGTTCCCGTGGTTACTGAAACGTCAGTCCACACTTCATTGCCCAATGTTACGTCCGTCCATATTTCTGTGCCTATAGGTACTGGTGTCCAATCGTCACCAATCACCTTCATGGCAACAGTTGGCGTTATTGCTACTAACGCTGACATCTGCGCCTTGTACTGCGCTGTAAACGGCGCTGAGGTAGTTACTGCCGCCGTTACGGCAGATGCACCAGCGAATGTAGCGTTGACGCTCAGTGCGCCTGTAATCGCCGCAGGGGCGGTTGCCTCTACCTGCCTAAATATTGTAGGCGTGGCAGTGGCGGTATTCGCAATGTTGACCAGCGCCTCAAACGGCTTGACCTTGGCAAACAAAGCGACAGCCGTATTAACAGCCGTCACAGATGCCGCAATCTCCATAATTTTGCCAGACGCGGATGTAGCGGTAGCCGCAACCGACACAGAAGCCTGCGCTGAGTGCAGGGTGTCAACCGTCAGAGATGCAGATGCAGTTAAAGCCGCGCTCACTGAAGAGGCGGCTTCGTGCATTACGAGGTTGTTTAAATCGTCTACAGTGCCATAGGCATTTAGACTATCAACCGTACCCCAAGCATCTAACTGGTCAACCTTTGCCATTGCCTGCCCTATGCGGCTGTGATGTCCATATCGCCTGCGGCAATACGAAGAATATCACCCGTTGCCACTGTCTTGCTTGCTGTCAGTGCGCCGTGAATAAGTAGGTTGCCGCTTGTGCTGGCATCAAATAAACCGAAGTGGCTAACAGTACCCCATGAGCCTGTTGCCGCTGGAAAGTCTACCGCACCGCTATTATCTGCTGTGCCGCTACTTGCCGCATTAAAGGCAATGCTCTGACGGGCGTACCCTGAGCCGGAAAGCTCTGTGCCGGAGTTGTCATCGTTAAATGAACCCGTGGACAGGCCAACGTAAACTGTTGTCGGCATGGTGTAAGCACCAGTGCCTAAAATGTGGTCGAGAATCTCGTTCTCTAAATAGTCACTCATAGCTGACATGATTATCTCTCCGCTTGTGCGTTTGCTTGTGAATAGGCTGATTTAATTTGCAGAGAACCTGTACCGTAATGACTTCTCTGTTCGTCCACCTTTATCTCTTCAAGGATGCGAGTGAATTTCTGGTCATACTGTGCGGCTCTTGCCTCGTCCAAAAGGTAGGCGTAACCCTCTGCCAGCGCACCGTACAAATACAAATCTGGGCTTCTGGTAAACAGTATTGGTGTGGTGGTATTGCTAATGTTTGGCAGTGAGCCAATGTAAACAATTTCCTGAGTATAGGCCGCATCTGGTATTGGGCGCATTTTCAGTTCTAGCCCGACAATGCTGTAACCCTCCGGCATACCCTCTCCGTTTGAGGAGTACATACTATCCAGAGCAGACGGGCTATAATATGTAAGCACCCGTGTCGGTGATGCGTTTATTTTTACTTCGCGCACTTCGCGGAAATCATTGGGCAACAAGATATACTCATCGCCAGCAACCAGCGTGGCCTGAGAACGCTTTTCCTGTTCGCGTGTCTCTAGCTCACGGCTCATGCGTGATTCAGCCATAGTGATGAAATCAGGTATCTGGTTGGTTAAGTCAGACCGAGCCATGAAATTGGCAACGGCTGTTTTAAGTTCCGCGTAATTTGCAATGCTCATAAGTGACCGCCGCCTGTTCTAAACACTCTGTTTTCGTTATTGTTCAGCCACTGCTTCCAAGCCTTTGGGTTTTCAGCAGGCTTGCCGAACTTCTGCACAAGCTCATTATACAGCACATTAGGTATTTCCGCCACATGGCTCATGTGCTTCTGTGTGCCTGTCATTTGCCCATAGCGCCAATCGTCAGCCATGTGCTTGTTAATCTTTAGCAAGTTGTCAAACTGCTGGGTTTGCTCAATAACAGTATCGCCATGTCTGCCCTGCTTCATCTTGACCTGAGTGCCAGCAAGCGGGTCTGTCTTTAATATTCTGTCCATAGTTCCTCCTGAAAGGTGAGAGGGGCAGTTTCCCGCCCCTCTCTTTATTAGCTAGCTTACGAACCGTTTAGGTCGAAGATACCAGCGTGTGCTTTTGGTGCTTGCACCTTTAGTGACCATTCAGTGATTAACTGCATTTTCTCTGCGTCACCTGTTGCCGCGATTTCCTTCTCAGCGAAGTTACGGCCTGACAGTGTGCAAAGTGATGCAAAATCTGGGTCAATCAAGAAGATGCGGTCATTGCCCATGAAGCGTGATGGAGCAACGTCTAGTGTGCCAAAGTCTGTTAGGAAAACAGAAGTTGAACCCACATAGGTTGTTGCCTTAGCCGCTGTCATGTTGACATCGTTGCTTACCAGATTGCCAGAAGCTGACAGGTCTGAGAAGTTAGCACGGTTGGTCGCAGATGCGA